ACGATGAACAAATACGCAGATTCTTACTGCAATTTACCAGAATCTTTTCTGGATTCCAGATTGAGTATGGCAACGAAACTGACGGAGTAAATGCTGCCGCCTTGATACGTGTGCCTGTGCGCTATGGTGATGCCAGTCGCAATGCGCAAACCATCATACAAGAAAACAGTCGCAACAGTTTGCCTTCCACTCCCTTGATGACATTTTACATCACTGGATTAGACTATGAGCAAAGTCGCATGCAGGATCCTTACTTTGTGAGCAGAATAAATGTGCGTCAACGCACCTATGATCCCAGTACAGAAACCTACGAAACCACACAAGGCAATGCATTCAGCATTGAACGCTTGATGCCTGTGCCGTTCAAACTCACAATCAACCTGGACATCTGGACCAGTAATACCAATCAGAAGTTGCAGTTGTTGGAACAAGTGCTGACCTTGTTCAATCCCAGTTTGGAGATACAAAGCACAGACAACTACATTGACTGGACCAGTTTGAGTGTGATGTATCTAGATCGCACTCAATGGAGCAGTCGTAGCATACCCATTGGCACAGACAATCCCATAGATGTTGCCACCTTGACATTCAGCATGCCCATCTGGATTTCGCCACCTGCCAAAGTGTTGAAACTGGGTGTGATTGAACGTGTGATTGCGTCGATGTATGACGCACAAGGCGACCTAAACAATGCCATTGACAATGAAGACCTGTTGATGGGCACCAGACAAGTTATTACACCGTTTAACTGGGCCACTGTGTTGATTGGCAACAAACTGCAATGTTTGCAACAACAATATCTAGCACAAGAGCCCAGCAATGACAGCGTTGCACCTCCTGAAATTGTGCCTGACTCTAACCTGTTGTGGCCAGCAGTGATTGACCTGTACGGATCACTGCGTCCTGGTATCAGCCAAATTAGACTGATACAACCAGACGAGACCGAAGTTGTGGGCACTGTTGCGCTGGATCCCAACGATGACCGATTCTTGTTATTTGACGTGGACATCGACACCACTCCACAAAACACACTTGATCCCATTAATGCCATTATCAATCCTTTGGCCACTGGCCCAAGACCCGAAGATTCTGTTTTGCAAGGAGTGAGATATCTGCTGACCGAAGACACAGGGTCATTGGACAATCCTTCGCCGGCCACAGATTGGACAGGTGCCAATGGTCGCGGCCTGGTAGCACAGGCCAATGACATCATTGAGTACTCAAACAACTACTGGCGTGTGGTATTCCGTGCCGCCACAGAAACCAACAACACTCAGTATGTGACCAACATCACCACAGGTATTCAGTATCGCTGGACCGGCGAAGCCTGGGTCAAGAGTTATCAAGGCGTGTATCCAGGAGGCACCTGGAGGATCGTACTGTGAAGGCCGTGGGAGTTTGGTTTCGTAGCAGTGCCACAGGACGGTATCTATATCTACTACGCAATGACACACGCCATCCTGGATCCTGGGGATTGCCTGGTGGCAAAGTAGAGTCTGGTGAAACGTTGTTAGGCGCTATGGAGCGTGAATGTATTGAAGAACTGGGCTCAATGCCCGAATATCAACGCTTGGTTCCACTAGAAAAATTCACATCATCAGATTCACAGTTTGAATACAATACCTGGGTGTGTGTTGTGGCTGATGAATTTGTGCCTGTGCTGAATGACGAACACATGGGTTATGCCTGGATTGATCGTGGCCAATGGCCCAGGCCCATGCATCCAGGCTTGTGGTCAACTGTGAACATAGAAGCTGTACAAAGCAAGATAGACACTGTGGAGCGGTATCTTGCTTTGAGTAGTTAAGCCTGGCTTTCCTGGAAACTCAACTGGATCTCGCCCACTGGGTTTGATGTAGTACTCAGTGCTGTGATCACCACTGCCAGCACTTCTGGTCCATTGGGATAGGTTCCTGTTCCAGGAATTGAGCTTTGTCCAATCTGTTTGATTTGTGTGAGGTCCAGTGTATTGATACCTGTTCCTTGAATTGGGATGGCAAACAATCGTTCACCACCAGTGATGTCTGCATCCACCGCAGCCACTGTCAATGCCAAGTCATTGGTAGGAGTGGTTCCACCTATCACGTTACCAAGAATTTTCAAGGTATCGCCCACAGCATATCCTGAACCAGGATTTTGCACTGAAATACTTGTGGTACTGGTTGAATAAGTTGTTTTCAGTGCCTGCAACTGCACAGTCAAGTTGGCACCTGTGCCTGAGCTGGATACCGCCACAGGAGTCAAATTGGCAAAAGTTCTAAGTCGACTTGAACTGACCATGGTACCTGAACGTTGAAAACCGCCCACGGTGTTCAACGGAGCAGCCTGTACACCACCTGAGGTTTCGTCTGCGTATCTAGGAGCAACCGCAAACTGTGTAAAACTGGGTTGGAAGCCACCACCAGCATTGTTCAACCCCGCCCACACAGTGTTGGCTGAGTCAATGTTGTTGGGATTTAAAATACCTGTAATCAGGTATCGTCCTGCACTGACATTCACTGTCAGCGTGTCCAAGGTCAACTGCGCACGATTGATCAGGTCACGTTGGCCTAGATCCCCAATGATACTATTTGAAACGCTGGGTGCCAAACGCATCAAGAACGCTACCTGGCTGCCACCAACTGTGGCTGGTAGACCATAGTTGCTTCTGTTATAGGCAAATGAGAAGCCCTCGTCACCGTTGAAGTCACCGTCCATGATAACCGCACTACCCCAGTGACTTACCAGCGGCACGCAAGTATTACTGATCAAAATAACACCTGAATTGTCTGCATGACTTGCGGCTGCACTGCTGGTATAACTACGACTTTGTCCCTCAGCCCACTGTGTGAATGTTGCGGCACGGGTGCAACCAGTCAAGTCGTTGCCTGACTTGCCTGAATACTTTATGACTTCACTGTCAATTATCACATACGCAGGATATGTCACTGACGCCGGTGGATAGTCTGTGGCATCTCGCAATGTGATTGTGGTTTGACTGTCATTGATGGCACCGTCAAGTGCGTTGACTGGGGTTTCATTGATGGCTTCATAACGTGCAGGCAAGTTACCTGAACGCATGTATGCTTCATTGCTGATGTTGTTGTTGGGACGTCTGTGTGCCCAGTTGAACTTGCCATCTTGTCCACGCAACATCCAAATAACTGTGCCAGCACCGTACCAGGAATATTCCAAGGCATACATCTGCATCTTGCTGGCATCAAGGTTGAATCCTGACGCACCAGTGCCGTCAAGTGGGTCAATGTTGAAGTCTTGTTGACGCACACGAATTTCATTACGCAAGGCCATTTTTACTCTGGTCTGATTGGTCACACCACGGAATGTGGGCACCACTGTCATTCTGTTGTTGTTGGTGATTGACGCTACACTATGTGTCATACCACGAATAACCACAACGTCGCCTACATTCAGTTGATCTTGGAAACGACAGTTGCCGTCACCTGTCACAAGGTTGGAGCCAACGCTGACGTTGACCAGACCTGCTGTTTGAAATGTACTGGTACGTTGTACTGCATTCACAGTGACACCATTGTTTTCCCAGAACAAGCCGTTTTGATCGTCAAACAAGCCTGCACGAATACTTGCACCTTGCCAGCCTGTAACGTTGATACGAGGTTGTTGTCCCAAGACAGGTGTAGCACTGCCCAGCGTATTTTGCGCTTGTACAACAAACGCAGTGTCGCTGGTTATGGTTGTGACCACATACCCAGTGTCATCGTAGCCTGATGTAGTAACACCACTCAATGTAACAGTAGCACCGGCATTGAGCCCGTGTTCAAGGTCTGTGGTGATTGTGATGTTGCTGTTGATAGCAGTACCATCTGACACCACTGCGGTCACGTCCAGGGTAGGAGCCAACACAGTACCTGTACTAAACAAAATGCCTTTACCAGATTGGTAGCGGAAGTATTTCTTTGTCACACGAGTCGCGGCTGCACCACGTGTGGGTGTGCCTGGTCCCATGAGCACCCCGCCATCAAACGGTCTTGATTGGAACACAGCATTGCTTCGTACATTGATCACGGCTGCCAAACTGCCGCTGACCGCAGCACCTGTTCTGGCTACGAACTGGAATGTGGTTGTGCTGGGAATGGCTATGATAATAAACGATCCTTCAGCGAAACTGGCATTGGTACCTGAAGTCATGTCCACAGTGATTGGGCATCCTGGGAACAGGCCATGTGCATACCGTGTGGTCACCGTGATGGTACTGGGATCAGCCCCATCGCTGGCCACACTCACAATGTCAAGGTCAGCACCAGTGTAAGGAAACGCTTGACGCACTGAAGTGTCAGTCGTGTTTAATGGATAGCCTGGTGCCACTGCAACTGATCGTCGTGGATAGTAAGCAAAGTTATTGGTCTCGCCCAAGAACACAATGTTGATACCTTCAGCATTGGTTGATGAAGTATTTTGTAAACTAACATACTCGTTGGCAGCCAATGGAGAATCTGTGACGTTGACTGTGACTGTGGGCACAGTGTTTGAACCACCATAGAATAGGCCGGTCATGCGGATCAGTGGTGATCCAATGCCTGCAGTTGTGAGTGCTGTGGTGTTGAATTGGCTACGACTGATGGTTTGTGTGCCATTGACTGCTGTGCTGACCGTAGTCATTTTTACCAGTTCCACGTTGCTACTCAACTTCTGGAACACACTGCCTGTGACATATGAATTGGCTGCGGTAATGTTGTACCAACCACGGTTTAGTTGCAGTGTGGTTGAGTCTGTGACTTCTTGAACTTGTGCAACTTCCAATGTGTTGACCACAAAAACTGTTTTACCTGTGTCAATGTTGACACCACCGGGGTTAGTACCGTTGCTTTGACGTACTACTGTGAGTGCGTTGGTTATTACACTGGTCACTGCCATTACTTCGTGTATACCGGCGGTGTTGGTTTCTACAATGATGTAGGTACCTGCTACAATACCTGCTGCCGCTGCATTTGTGACGTTGACTAGTACTGTGGCTGTACTGGTAATGTTGCTGACCGCCGTGGTAGTACCGCCTGTGGTAGGCAGTCCTATGAGAATAATATTATCCAAGGCTGATACACCAGTGGTTGATGCCACCGTAAATGTGCGTTCTGCTGAACTGTTGACGTTGGCAGTGAGATAACTACTCACAAACGGTGTGACATTGCCTTGTGTTTGGCTGATCAACAATGCATAATCATTTGTGATCCAGGCTGGGGTTCCTGAGTCGGCTGCATTGATTGACGTGTCAGCATTGCTGGTCAACAAATTGGTACTGCTCAACAATGTGGCATATCCATTGGTGTTGTAAACCAAGTCAGAACCAACGTCTTCGTAGAATGACGGAATGTTGTTGATGGTCGAAACGTTCTGCCATTTGGTATTTTGCAAGCCATATTCGAAGTCAGCGTCAATCAGCGACTCTGGATTGCTGGTTCTTGCACGACCAATTGCATCAAGTCCAAACTCCCAGGGTTGTGTGCTGATGTTGCGATCTTCCACATAGATGGCCAATTTGTCGTTGGCACTCAATGTTGATGTATCCAAATCCAAGTTCAGTGTGGTCACCCCTGCATAGGCGTTGGGCAGGCCAGCAATGGTACCTGTGCTAAAACTTACTGTGCCACCTTGTGTGGGTGCTCCAAAGTTGTAGATTGACGTGTTGGTTGTGGTATCGTATATGGCCAAAAAGTCCTCCAGGTTGATACGATCCTGGACTTGTACAGTGCCTAGACCTGCTGTGCCTGGTGTGAATACGTACTCGTATATTCTTTTTCTTGCCATTTTAGTTAAACTCCAAATATGATTTGATTTGCTGTCAACGTTGCTTGTGTGTTGACGCTGAATCGGTCGTAATTAATTGTGCCCTGTGCAATTTTGCTGTTGGTCACAGTGGCATCGCTGGGTGTGCCTGTATATAGCGTGTCTCCAAAGATGAGGCCAAAGAACGGTGTCAGTGCCACAGGTGCTGTTGCAAAACTGATTTGTGATCCTGATATTGAAAAACTCACACCAGGGTTCAGTACCACATTGTTCAAACTCACCATCATGGCAAATGCTGTGGGCGGATTGAATGGTACACCACTGATGTTGATATCAAACGTTTGTTGAACGCCGTCAAAGGTCAGGTTGTCCATCTTACGATATTGACCAATTTGTGGTGAATTGCCTAAATAACTCATTATAATCTTCCTACAACAATTTCAATCGTACCTTGACCGCCTGGGTGATCTTGCAAGGCTTTGCCAATTACACTGCCCATTCTAGGTTCGGCGCAGGCCTGTGCTCGACCACCGCCAGCTGTGACCATCATGTCACCTTTGGCCACTGGGCCCACTACTAATGTAGGCACACGACCGGTCAAGGCCACGGCTGCCACATGCGGTGCTTTGAGTCCTGAGTTCATGATGTGTGCAGGATTGGTACTGACTACACCTGCCACACGCACATCGTTTATGCCAATGGCTTGAGTAACTTCATTGCTACCACCAAACACCAACACAGTACCTGGCGCATAGTCGGCATCTGCTTCGTACCATTCTGCCAAGTCAGCGTATTGTGCTGATGTTGCTTTGGCGAATACTGTGTTGAAGAATCCGCCTACTGCACCAATGTTGCCCACGCCGTTGCCATTGGCATTGGTGATGTTGCCTAGTGTAACTGTGCCAGTAGACACTGTTAAACTTGTACCAGTTATGCCTGCACCTGTAATTGCACCAGTGGCACTGACCAATCCACCAGTAATCAAATTGCCACCTACAATGTTTCCGGTAACTGAAACAGTGGTACCTGTATGAGTAGTGGCATTGACATTGGCACCACCCAAGACATTACCGCCAGTGATATTACCTGTTACACTCACTGTAGTACCTGTGTGTGTGGTGGCATTGACATTGGCTCCACCTAGTACGTTGCCACCTGTGATATTGCCAGTGGCTACCACACTCACCGCACTAACTGCCGCAGTAGCAATGATGTTGCCACCAGTGATGTTGGCTGTAGTAGCAATTCCTGATACCACATTGCCACTTAAACTCAATCCAGTAGCGTTTAAATTGCCAGCAATCACATTGCCTGTGGCGCTGAGTGTGGCACCTTGCACCATGTTGGCTGTGAGTATGTTGCCACCTGACACATTGCCCACTGCTTGTACATTGCCTGTGACACTAATTAAACCGGCAGTATTAATATTGCCACCGGTCACGTTGCCTGTGGCGGTGACCAGCCCACCAGTGTTGATGTTGGCACCAGTGATATTGCCAGCACCAATCACTGTGCCACTGGCACTGACTGAAGCAGCACTGACTGCTGCTGCTGTGATGATGTTGCCACCAGTGATGTTGCCAGTGGCACTTGCTGTGCCACCTGTGGCCAAATTACCACCAGTGATTGTGCCTGCAGCTGATACTTGTCCACCGGTTTGGACGTTGGCACCAGTGATATTACCGGCCACGCTGAGTGCTGTGCCGGATGTGTTGGCAATGGCCACCACAGTGGCAGTGTTGAATGTTGCTGTGCCTGCGGCTGCGGTTGCTGTCACAGGACCAATGTTGATCAGTGTGGTTGATCCATCTGCACCGTTTTCGCCAACGCTAAGGGTTTTTGTGTTGCCTGATCCTGTTACACCGTTGGCAACATAAACTGTTTGGCTAGCAGTGCTTCTACCAATGGTGATGGTACCAGTTTGACTAGTGCCACCAACTATTACGTTGCCTGTGCTTTGACCAGTACCAATATTAA